CGCTATGCGTGGGGGGTCCCAAATCTGTGGATAACCCTGTGGAAAACCCCAACCTGTGGACAACCCTGTGGAAAACGTCATCGTCAAAATTTCCGGGCTGTGGAAAACTCAGCCTGTGGAAAACCCCCTGTGGACAACAAAAACGACTCGAGGAGCGCCATGCCGCCAGGATCAAAACCTCTTCCCCCAGGTGAAGCCGTCGACCAGAGAAAGTCGATGTTCACTTGGAACCTCGCCGAAGTTGAAGGCTGGCAACACGGCAAGATCCCAGCCGCACCGGCCAACCTCTCCGCCCATGGAAAGCGCGCGTGGAAGACATGGATGAACGCCTGGTGGGCTTGCTTCTACTCAGCCGAGGATCTGCCAGGACTTCAACTCCTCGTCATGCTCTACGACAAAGTCATGCTCGAGGAGATTGACGTGACGAAGATTCTTCCGCTGCTGGATCGGTATGGCATCACCCCGAAGGGTCGCCAAGACCTACGATGGGCGCAGCTGCCTTCTAAGGCAGAAGCCTCTACCCCGACTCCCGAAGTCCAAGATGAGATTGCCGAACGTCGACAGACCAGGCGATCGAAACTGGCGTAGGACATCCATGCCTCTCACCCGCCTTACAGCTCCCACAGACTGGCCGACGCTTGGCTGGCAGATCATCGACTGGACAGAGCAGTACCTATGCCACGGCCCTGGCGACATCCAAGGTGAACCGTTGGTTTGGGATGAGGAGTTCTGCCAAATCATCCTTGACTGTTACCGGCTGTTTCCGAAAGACCATGAGAACGAAGGCCGGAGGGTGGTTTCGTACTTTGGGATCTCTATGCCGAAAGGTAGGGCAAAGTCAGAGTTTGCCGGCGCTATCACTTGCGCCGAACTCCTCGGCCCTGTCCGCTTCGACGGATGGGACGCCAATGGGGAACCAGTAGGAAAACCTGTCACCTATCCGTTCATCCGTCCTTTGGCAACGGAAGAGAACCAAACCGGCAACACCTACGGAAACGTCCAAGCCATGCTCGAGCACGCGCGCGACCAGTTCCCATCCGAATGGGCTTTCTCACAGCTCGACATCGGATCGACCCGAACGCTGGTCGGCAAGGGTGGCCGGTTGGGTGAGGTTCGCCCCTCAACTGCCGGCGCTGCTTCGAAGGATGGTGGCAAAGAGTCCTTCGCTGTCGTAGACGAACCGCATCTGTACTATCTGCCGGAGTTGCGGCAAATGCACGCCATGGTCCGACGGAACACTCGAAAGCGAAAACTTGCTCAGCCGTGGATGTTGGCGACTACCACCATGTTTCAGCCTGGGCAGCATTCGGTGGCTGAGGATCTTTATGACGAGGCGGAGAAGCTGATGGAACGCCCCAACCGTTCGTTCGGTTTCTGCTGGCATCATCGCGAAGGGATTATGACTGAATCGTCGTGGGATGATGATGTCGCCCAGTTGGCTTCTCTTCGCGAGGCTTATGGGCCGGCAGCGGAGTGGATGGATCTGCCGGGAATGATCGAACATGAGATCCGAGCGCCTGGCTCAGTGAAAGCCGAGAACGCCCGCTACTTCCACAACCTTCGATGGAAGGGGGAGCAGCGTGCCATCGACCCCGAGAAGTGGGATTTGCTGGCTGCCCCACAGTTCAATCCCGAAGGTGGGGAAATCATTGCTATCGGCTTCGACGGTTCTGACCGTGGAGAAAACGCTGACGACACCGTCTTGGTCGGCTGGGTGCTAACCGAAAAACCCCACCTGTTCCTCATCGACGCCTGGAAACGCCCCGAGTTTGCCGGACGTGACTATCGGGTCCCTCGAGAGGAGATCCGAGAGAAAGTGTCGGAACTTCGAGAAACCTTCGAAGTCCGCCGGTTCTGTTGTGACCCTCCCGGCTGGCGTGAAGAGATCGACTCCTGGGACAAAGAGTTTGGTGAAACATTCGGAGAACCCATTGTCGTGGAAGTATTAACAAACCGTCCGACCCGAATGGGACCAGCAATCGACCGCTTCCTCGAAGCCATTGACGAAGGATCTTTCACCCATGATGGGTCGCCGGAAATGCGCGAGTATGCGTTGAATGCTTTGTTGACAAAATCCAAAGGCCGATCCGATTTCCCGGCAATCGTGAAACCTACGATTGACTCGAAGATCGACGGATTGGTCGCCGCCATTCTCTCTTACGATGAGGTAGCCCGAATGACTCCCGAACAGCCAATCACTCCTTTTGCGATACTCGCATGAAAACGGCTCTAGCGTTTATCATTGCCGGACTGGTCCTGCTCACAGTAGGTCTAGCCCTCTCCCCCATTTCTTGGCTCGCGTTATGTGTGCCAGGCGTCGCCCTCATCGTGGCCGGCTTACTGAAGGACGTTGAATGAGACTTCTGGACAGACTACGCAGCGGCAACCTCGAGACGGCTGAACGCTCCTACGCCAACGGCCTCACCTTCGAAGACGTCCTCGCCATGTTCTCCTTCAACGGGAACACCTACCAAGGCATCGCTTCACCACTCCGAGCGCCTGGCACCGCCGTCTCAGCAAACTTCACCGGATATGTGCAGGGCGTCTACAACCAGTCCGGAGTCGTCGCGGCTGCTGTAACAGCGCGCGCGCTGCTGATGTCACAGATTCGCTTTCAATGGCGTTCACTGCTCCAAGGCGAAACCGGCCGACTCTTCGGAACCACCGAACTTTCCATCTTGGAACGCCCTGGGGATCTGACCCGAGCTGAACTTCTTTACGCCGCCGAGCAGCACAACAGCCTCGCCGGCAACGCCTTCTTCTACCGCAATGGTGGACAGTTACGCCTCCTCCGCCCCGACTACATGACAGTCGTGTACGGATCCTATGAAAACGATGTCGACCCCACTGCACAACTCGACGCCGAACTAGTCGGCTACTCCTACCAGCCCGGTGGCATCTCATCGCAAACCCCGCCAGTGTTTCTCGCCCCCTCACAGGTCGCTCACTGGAAACCCGAGCCGGACCCGATGCACTGGTGGCGTGGACAGTCATGGATCGGATCGGTTCTCTCCGAAATCACCACCGACCGGCAAGCCACAGAGTTCAAATCCAAGTTCTTCGCCAACGCTGCAACGCCGCAACTCATCGTCACCCTTGACCCACACACCACCCAGCAGCAAGCCACCGACATTGCAGCTGTTATCAACCAGCGCCACGAAGGATCCGGCAACGCCTACAAGACTTTGGTGCTTGGTGGCGGCTCTGATGTGAAGGTTGCCGGCTCCAACCTGCAACAACTCGACCTCAAAAACACTCAGGGTGTCGACGAAACCCGAATCGCCTTGCGCGCGCGAGTCCCAGCCACCCTTCTCGGCATCTCTGAAGGTTTGGCAGGGTCCGCTTTGAACGCCGGCAACTACTCTCAGACCCGCCGAATGTGGTCCGATGCCTGGTTTATGCCGACAGCCCAGAATCTTTGCGCCTCAATGGAACGAATCTTGGCTTTGCCGGTCGGAACACCGGCCGAACTGTCATTTGACCAGTCCCAAATCATGTTTTTGCAAGAAGATCGCAAAGACGAAGCCGAAATCAGGGCAACACAAGCCTCTTCTATGCGCCAACTCGTCGAAGCCGGCTTCGAACCGTCCACAGTAACCAAATTTATCGCCACCGGAGACACCACAGTCCTCCAACACACCGGAGTCTTCAGTGTGCAGCTCCAAGCGCCGACAGATGGAGAGACAAATGCCGTATGACGTCCTCCAAGGCGTCGAAGGCTGCTCCGGTTGGGCTGTCGTCAAGACCGAAGACGACGAAATCATGGGCTGTCACGACACAAAAGCCGAAGCCGACGACCAACTCACCGCCCTAAACATCGCCGAATATGGTGACGAAGGTCGGGCAGCCGATTCTTACCCTCCGACAGACGGAATGGTCGAAGAAGCCCAGCGTGGACTCGACTGGCGAAGCGAATACGGCCGAGGCGGAACGTCCATCGGTATCGCACGCGCGCGCGACATCGTGAACCGCAAAGACCTTCCGATCAACACTTGGCGCCGCATCAAAGCGTATTTCGACCGCCACGAAATCGACAAGCAAGGCGAAGGCTGGTCCCCAGATCAGGACGGCTACCCCAGCAACGGCCGAATCGCTTGGGCTTTGTGGGGTGGAGACGCAGGCTGGAGCCGATCACAGGCCATCATGGAAGACTTCAACAACGACGAAAGGTCCGTCATGGATGAAACGCAAATCCGAGGCATCGACGGTATCTACCCCGTCACAGCTCTTCAAAATCATTTGTACGAAGTCCTCGAAAGCACTGTTGAAACATTCGGACAGTTCGACCAGGGCATCGGCGCACAAGGCGCCCACTATGTCGACGCCGACGAAAACCCTTTCGCCGAAGAAGGCATGGTCTGTTCAAACTGTGCTTTCTATGAAGGACCGCGCGCCTGTGAACTCGTCGAAGGCGACATCGACCCCGGCGGAATCTGTAAATTCTGGGTGATCCCCGAAACCCTGCTCACAATCGAAACCCCGGCAGAACTCATCGTCGAGGAAGAACCCATGATGGAAATGGAATCAGCACGTTCCACCGAAACACGCTCCGACCTTTACCGCAACGTCCCCTTCGAGGTTCGTGCAGCTGAAAACACTGAAGACGGCCTCACCCTCACCGGCTACGCCGCTGTCTTCAACCGATCCACCATGATTGACAACTACGAAGGCCGCTTCGAAGAACGAATCCGCCCAGGAGCATTCAAACGCTCAATCAACGCCAAAATGCCAGTTCTGCAATTCGAACACGGCCGCCATCCACTCCTCGGCTCCATGCCCCTCGGGCAAATCACAAAACTCCGTGAAGACGAACACGGCCTGTATGTCGAAGCACGCCTCGCCGACAACTGGCTGATCCAACCAGTTCGCGACGCCATCGCCTCCGGAGCCATCGACGGAATGTCCTTCCGCTTTCAGGTAGTTCGGGACAGTGTCGACGAGTCTGGCGATATGCCAGTCCGCACCCTCGAGGAAGTCAAACTGCTCGAGCTTGGCCCTGTAGTATTCCCGGCCTACGCAGAAACCAGTGTTGGCGTTCGCTCCGCTGATCTGTCACCATTGTTCTCATTGCCTCAAGATGATCGCCAAGCGATCGCTAGGGCGCTTGTTCTCGGCACCCAACCAGAACCCGCCAGTGATGGCACTTCTGGAAGGCTCGCCGATTCGACACCGGACTCGCCTACGCACTCCGGCCTCACACCCATCCAACGCAGCTCACAGTTGCGAGAAATCGAAGGAGTCCTCTAATGGACGAAAAGAACCTTCGTGAAGGCGTCGAGTACGTCAAGGCTGTCCTTCGCGAAATGCACACAAACGCTGAAGAGCGTTCATTTGACCCAGACGAGCAGGCTTCATGGGAAGCCGGCGCCGAGTATGTCCGCACCTCCGAGGCCGAACTAATCGCCCTCGAAGAGCGCAAGGCACGCATCGCCGACTTCGCACCTGCCGCAACAGAAACAGGAGACGGAGCAGTGACCTCCATCAACATCAACACCCACACCTCACGCGACGCGTTTGACCATGGAACCCTTGCCGCCGATGGTGGTTCGGAACTTCGTGGACGTGCGCTCGATGTCATCGAAAAGCATCTCCCATCCTTCGTTTCTGACGAAGCGCGTGAGAATGCGACTCAAATGCTGGAGCGCCGTTCGAAGCTGGACGCTGATGTTGTGGCCCGCCACATCGTCCGCACCTCTTCGCCCGATTACCTCCGTGCATTCGAGGAGTACATCGAAAACCCACAGGCTGGAATGCCCCGCATTCTTGGCAAGGCAGAGGCACGCGCCGCAATGTCGCTCACAGCGGCAAACGGTGGCGTCCTTGTTCCTCAGTTCCTGGATCCGACCATTGTTCTCACGAACAACGGTTCCGCGAATGCTGTTCGTCAGCTCGCCGACGTCACGTCGATCACGACTGACCAGTGGGATGGCGTCACCTCAGCAGGCGTTTCGGCTGAGTGGCTTACAGAAGGCACCGAAGCGGCAGACGCCACTCCGACCTTCCAAGGCCCGACCATTTCGGTCCACAAGGCAGCAGCGTTCCTGTTCGGCTCATACGAGTTCCTCGCCGACTCTGGTTTCAACCAGGTCGCAGAACTCATCGCCGACGCTAAGGACCGCCTCGAAGAGAGCGCGTACATCAACGGCACCGGCTCCGGCCAGCCTTACGGCCTCATCACCCGCCTTTCAGGCACCGGCCCAGTCGTCAACGGCACGTCCGGAGCAGCAGGAGCAGCGAACCTTGTGGCCGCTGACGCCTACGCCCTCGACAACGCACTCGGCGCACGTTTCCGTCGCAACGCTTCATTCCTTGCAGCGAAGTCGACGTACAACGAGCTTCGCAGCGTGACCGACGCCCGTACCAACTTCTGGTCTGACTTCGGTGGCGGCCTTCCGGCTCAGCTCATCGGATACAACACCTACCAGAACGAGGCAATGGACACGACCATTGTTTCCGGCTCCAACGACTTCGTCCTCATCCTGGGCGACTTCGGAGTTGGCTACAAGATCGTCGACCGCATTGGCGTCGAGATCATGTACGAACCGATGGTTATGGGTGCCAACCAGCGCCCAACAGGTCAAGCCGGATTCTTCGCCTTCTGGCGTACCGGTGCAGACGTCATCACCTCAAACGCCTTCAAGGTGCTTAAGGTCTGATCGTCTGACAAGAAGTGAACCGGACCTCCCAGCGTCGGGGCTGGGGGGTCCGGTCCACGCCTCCTCGATATTTCCCCGATATTTCCCCGACATACCCCGACAACCCCGACAAGGAGCCACAGTGGCAAAGCAAACAAAGGTCGCCATCGGAATTATTTATGGCGACTTCGAACCCGACTTCGTATTCTCCCTCCTCGCCCTCAAATCTTGGGACCAAAAAACCGCCGGCCATTTAGATCATGCCGGCTGGATGATCGCCCAAGCCGGAACCAACCTCCCACAACAGAGAAACTCAGTCGTCCGAACCTTCCTCGAGGGTGACGCCGAGTGGCTGCTGTTTATCGACACCGACCAGCGTTTCCGCTTCGACCTCGTCGACCAAATGCTGGAATCCGCCGACCCAATCGAACGGCCCATCCTGTCGGCGCTCATCATGGCCGAGAAATGGAATCCCCACCATCGAATCGTTCCGGCCTGTATCGGCTTTGAAACATTAGAGCCGCCCACCCCACGCGAATATTCGACAATCCCACCCCAGCAGCATTGGCAGGTTGGCGCTGTCGGATCCGGATGTGTTCTCCTCCATCGAACAGTTCTCCAAAAGATTTGGGACGCCAACCGCAAAGACGCCCAGCCCTGGTTCAAATATGTCCAGTGGGACTACACCGACCCGGAAACAGGCGAAGAAGTCCACGACATCATGGGCGAAGACTATGTGTTCAGTTTGCGCGCGCAGGCTGTCGGATTCCCCTGCTTCGTCGACACCACCATCGAAGTCGGCCACATCAAAAAACGCACCCTCACCACCCGAGACTTCTGGCCTCAAGTACCGCCCGAACTTGTGCCAACCAAAAACTTTGTGATCGTGCCAGTCAAAGATCAACTGAAAATGACGAAGGCGCTTCTACGGCAGCTCCACGACCAAGGCGAACACGACGGCATCTTGGTCCTCGACAACGGCTCCAACCCTGAGACTGTGAAATGGCTGGGGTCTCAAACCTTCGCGAAGGTGATGGACTGTGAAGGAATGGGGATCCACGAAATGTGGAATGCCGGAGCCGCCTGGGCAATGAGCCGCCACCACAAATTCAACATCGCTTTCCTCAACAACGACATCATCATCGGCGACAAGTTCATCTCAACCTTGGCGGCAGGCTTGCGCTCTGATCCTCACATGGTCGCCATCTGCCCCAACTATGACGGCCGAGAAGTAGCGGAGCCGGTTGTGCAGCTCCACGGAATCTGTGCTGACCGCTACGACGGAACAGGCGGCCTCGCCGGCTTCGCCTTTATGGTGAAATCTGAATGGTTCCAAGAAGGCTGGCGCTTTCCTGAAGACTGCAAATGGTGGTTCGGAGACAACGACTTGGTCCTCTCCATCGACATGGCCGGAGCCTGGTATGCCATGGCAACTCAAACGACCGTGGAACATATCGACGGAGGATCCAAGACCGGCAACTGGGACGACCCTGCCATGCAGCAGCAGCTCGCAAAGGACAAAGGGGCTTTCATGCGCCGATGGGCGAAGCATGGGGTGGTCGTGCAATGAAGGTGGCTTTGATGGTCATTACTGACGGCCGCTGGGATTATCTGCAACGCACCCTCGAGTCCGCCGCCCAATGTTTGGACTATCCGTTCTCTCAGAGAATCCTTGTGGACGATTCAGGGGAGGAACTTGGCTTCTGTCCGGATGGCTTCGAATTTGTGAAGAACCAGCCGAGGCGAGGTTTGGCCGGTGCTATCCAGTCCGGCTGGGACGCCCTCGACGCTGACATCGACTATGTGTTCCATTTGGAAGACGACTTCATCTTCCCCGACCATGTCGACGTCGAGCTGATGATGGAGCTGCTGGAATACGAAACAGACCTCGCCCAGATCGCTTTGCTTCGCCAGCCGTGGTCGCCTCAGGAGCAGCAGGCCGGCGGCATTTACTGGATCGAACCCGAACGCTTCAAACAAAAATACGGATTCGTCCAACAGTCCCACCTCTTCACCTTCAACCCCTGTCTCTATCCCATCGCTGTCGCACGAAACTACCGGGCAGGGTTAGAGGCTGAACTGACCGCCGACCTTGTCGCCGACGGCTGGTCCTTCGGATATCTCGGCGAACTAGGTGACGAACCCCGAACCATCCACATCGGCATTCGACGCTCACGGAACTACCAGTTGTGAAACCGATAGTCGTCCTTTGTGCTGGCGGTCATGGGCAAGACATCGCTGCCATCGTCAAAAACTCGGGTCAACCGTTCGCCGGTTACCTCGACGACAACATCGACGGCCCCGACATCCTCGGCCCCTGCCTCGACCTCGAGTTCTACGACAACTACCTCATCGGCCACAACGACAGCCGAATCCGAGAACAAATGGACAGGGCAGAAGGAGCGGCCATAGCCATCCACGCCTCAGCAGCCGTTCATTTGACCCTACAAGCCCTCCCGGGTGTTGTGATAGGCGCACACACCACCATCGGCCCCAAAACCCGTCTAGGGCGACACAGCCACGTCAACGGAAACGTCTTCATCACACGCGCGCAAATCGGCGACTTTGTCACCATCGGACCAGGAGCCACAATCTGTGGAGACGTCACCATCGGAGCAGGCAGCCAAATCGGAGCCGGCGCTGTCATCTCCAACCTTGCAAACCTCGGCCCTCGAGTAACCATCGGCGCCGGAACAGTCGTCCTCCCCAGACAAGAACTTCCACCAAACTCCACATGGGTCGGAACACCAGCCAGGCGGATCAAATGAAACTCGTAGGAATCACCATGGTCCGAGACGAAGAAGACGTCATCGACTGGACAATCCAACATCTCCTCGACCAAGGCGTCGACCACATCATCGTCGCCGACAACATGAGCATCGACAACACCGGCTTCATCCTCCAAAACCTGACACGAACCGGAAAAGTCACAGTCATCGAAGACCCCGAAGTCGGCTACTACCAAGACCAGAAAATGACTGCCCTAGCCCATATGGCAGCCAACGACTTCGGAGCCGACTGGATCCTGCCCTTCGACGCCGACGAATACTTCTACTGGACCGAAGGAACCCTCAAAGAGTTCTTCAACCAAACCGAAGCCGACGTCATCACCGCCACCGGCTGGGACCACATCGCCACCGACGACGACGACCCCACCGAAACCTCACCCTTCAAACGAATCACCTATCGCCGACAGGCCCCCCAAAAAATGGGCAAAGTAGCGTTCCGCTATCACCCCGACATTTGGATTGACTTTGGAAACCACTTCATCTTCAACCATCCCGGCACCACTGCCCAAGCCCTCAACTACCGCCACTACCAGTACCGGTCCTTCGAACAACTCGTCACCAAAGCCCGCAACGGAGCAGCAGCCTTCAACGCCACCAACCTCCACGCCACCTACGGATCGCACTGGCGGCAACTCGGCCAACTCGACGACCGAATGCTATGGGCAACCTGGCGGAAACTTTGTGAAGAAACCGGCCTCATAGAAGACCCGGCCCCATGACCATCGCCGTCATCATCCCCACCTACAACCGCCTCGAACTCACCCAAAACTGTCTCGCCTCCATTGCCAGACACGACCCCGTCGACGAAGTCATCGTGGTCGACAACGGATCCACCGACGGCACAGAACGCCTCGCCACCCACTCACTGAAAATAAACACAGGCTTCGCCACCGCCTGCAACATCGGCGCACGCCACGCCACCGCCGACCATCTCATCTTCCTCAACAACGACACCATCGTCCACCCCAACTGGACATCCATGACCCGACACCTCGAGGAACCTGACATCGGAATCGTCGGCCCCAAACTCATCTACCCCGACTGTCGGATCCAATCAGCCGGAGTGGCAGTCGACTTCACCCGGCCCCCAGGACTCGAAGCGTGGAACCTCACCGTGGACTGGTCGCAAGATCCCATCGACGTCGACGCCATCACCGGAGCCTGTCTTGCCATCCGCTCAGAAGTGTTCTGGCAGCTCGGAGGATTCGACACCGGCTACTGGAACGGATACGAAGACGTCGACCTCTGCCTGGCATCTATCGCAAAAGGACTACGAAACGTCTACGATCCAAAGGCAACAGTGACCCATTTGGAGTCACAGTCAGGTCCAGAACGCTGGACAGGTCTGACCGAAAACGTCACCCGCCTTCGAACCAAATGGAGCCTCCATGGCAATCACTAACGGCTACACCACCCTCAACGACTTCAAGGCGTACCTGTTCCCCTCGGCGAACTACGGCAGCGCCGAAGACGCCCAAATGGAAGCTGCTATTGAAGTGTCATCCCGAACCATCGACGCCTTCACCAACCGGCGCTTCTACCTCGACGCCACAGTCTCACCTCGCGTCTACTACGCCGACACGCCGATCCGATGTGTCGTCGACGACTTTTCAACCACCACCGGCCTCCTCATCAAAGTCGACACAGGCGACAACGGAACCTACGACCAAACCTGGGCAGACACCGAATACATCTTGGAACCCCTCAACGCCGAAATCGGTGGCGTCTCCAACCAGCCCTACAACAGCATCCTCGCCACCATCCCCAAACTGTTCCCCGTCACCGGCCGGCGCCCCCGAATCCAAGTGACCGCCAAATGGGGATGGGCTGCTGTCCCAGACTCAATCGCCCAAGCCTGCCTCATCCAAGCCGCCCGCATTTACCGACGCGCGCAAACCCCAGAAGGATTCGCAGCAGGCGAAGCCTTCGGCGCAATCCGCATCTCAACCCGACTCGACCCCGACGTCCAAATGATGATCTCCCCCTACCGACGTGCAGGCGGCCAAGGACTGGTCATCGCATGAACCTCGCCTCTGTAAGAGCCGGCATCGGCGACTCCCTCCAAAACGTCAACAACCTCCGAATCTACGAATGGATCCCCTCAACCATTCAACCCCCAGCAGCTGTCGTCTCACTCGGGACCGGCCAATACGACGCCGACCTCGACAACGGAATGATCGTCACCTATGGCGTCCTCGTCATGCTCACCCGAGCCGACGACCAAAAAGGACAGGAACGCCTCGACGAATTCTTGGGACAAGGCAACGACTCCATCTACCATGTCATCGACGCCAACCCCACCCTCGACGGTTCCTGTGACTCCTGCCGAGTCACCTCATGGAACAACCCCGGAACCTTCACCATCGGCGGCATCGAATACCTGGGCGTCGAAGTGAACCTCGAGGTTCTCGGCTAAGTGCGAATCCTCACAGTAGAACCCGGCCCCGAATTCTCTGTCGCAGACGTCCACAACGGATGGCTTCGAGCGTTGAAACGCTCCGGCAACGAAGTCCAAAACTTCAACCTCTCCGACCGAATCACCTTCACCGAAAACGCAATCCGAGGCAAAGTTTCCGAAACAGAAAAAGGACACATCGCCGCCCGCATGGTTGGCGAACAATTACGCGCCACCTGCTTCGACTTCTGGCCCGACCTCGTCATCATCACCTCAGCGTTCCTGATCCCACCTCAAACCTTCGACATCATCCGATCTCGAGGAATCCGAATAGCAGTTATCCTCACAGAATCTCCGTATGAGGATCCTTCCCAGCAACCCATCGCAGCCAGAGCCGACGCCGCATTCATCAACGACCCCACAAACCTAGATACCTTTCGGGAAAGCCAACCCAACACCTGGTACGTCCCCCAGGCATACGATCCGGAAATCCATTATCGGCATGAACCAGCCGACGACTTCCGAGCCGACTTCGGATGGGTCGGAACCGCCTTCCCCTCCCGAATCGCTTTCTTCGAACAAGTCGACTGGACCGGAATCGACGTCAAACTTGCCGGCAACTGGCAAGCCCTCGACGACAACTCACCACTCCACCACTTCCTCATCCACGAACAATCCGGCTGTTTCCCGAACGAACACACAGTCGAGCTGTATTCCTCAGTGCATATGTCAGCGAACCTTTACCGCAAAGAAGGCGCTGACGGACACGACCAAGGCTGGGCAATGGGTCCACGCGAAGTGGAACTAGCGGCCACAGGAACATTCTTTCTCAGAGAATCACGCCCCGAATCCGACCATGTCCTCTCAATGTTGCCGACCTTTGAAACACCCGAAGAGTTCGGAGAGAAACTACGATGGTGGCTGAACCATCCAACGGAACGGCAAACAGCCGCACTCGAGGCCCGAAACGCAGTAGCCACCCGAACTTTCGACAATAATGTCCGGCATCTGCTGGAATGTGTAGCAGCTCTCCCGAGCATCCCGACGTGACCGGAGAACCCCAGACCCCACCAACTCCCCAAGGAGAAACCAATGGCACGTCGCCACGGCCGTAACGGTCGCCTTTACCTCGGAATCGCTACATCAGCAGCGGCTCCTTCATCCGTAGCTTTCCTCAAGCAGTGGTCAGCGGAGTTCGCTGTCGACACCGCTGAAGTCACCTCATTCGGCGACACCAACAAGGTGTACGTTTCGGGGCTTCCCGACGCTCAGGGCAGCTTCTCCGGCTACTTCGACGACGCCACCGCACAGTCGTACACCGCTGCTGTTGATGGTGACGCCCGCAAGTTCTACCTGTACCCAGACATCACCAACGCCCCGAACGTCTACTGGTACGGAACCGGCTTCTTCGACTTCTCAGTCGACTCGCCTGTCGACGGACCCATCACCGTTTCGGGCAGCTGGCGCGCAGGCAGCACCATCGCCAAGAACGGCTAATGGCTGTAGGGGCTGGGGTCTACGTCAGCAACCTGGCCGAGGTCCGGAAGTATCTGAGAAAGATTCATCCGGACCTCGTCCCGGTCCTACGCGAAGACCTCAAATCCGCAATCATCCTCAACACCCTCCCCGCCATTATGCGGAGAGTCCCAAAGATTTCCGGCTACGCCCAGTTCACTTTGAAAGCCAGATCCGGAGGCAACACCCTCTACGTCTTGGCTGGTGGCAAATCATCCGTCGCCCCATACTTCGGATGGCTGGACTTCGGTGGCTCTCTGAGAAACCGTGGACCAGGGCGAAACCAAACCATCGTCCGGCCTATCATTAAAAAAGGCCGCTACGTCTACCCAGGCATCTTCGAGACACAAAACCGACTCGTCGAGGCCGCCGGCAAAGCAGTCGACAAAGCAGTCCAATCCGCCCTCCGATAAAGGAACAGCCCGCCATGTTCGCGAAATACCGAATCACACACCAAGACGGAACGCTCATCGAAGCACCAGGCCGCAAGGTCGACGCCGTCAAGTTCGAACGTCAATTCAAAATGCCAGTGTCAAACTTGTTCTCAGATGGTGGCATTTACACCGAACATTTATGGTTCTTCGGATGGTGTGCAGAAAAACGAATCAACAGTGATCTTCCCGACTTCGACGAATGGATGGAAACCGTTGATGGGGTCGACATTCTTTCGGAAGAAGAAGAAGAAGAAACCCCTACGGACCCGAGTTCTTCACCCTCGCTATAGCAGCGTTGGCGATTGACTCGGGGATACCAGTATCCGTACTTTTAGAGGAACCCGACCACTACCTCGACGCAATGTTCGAAGTTCAAACAAGACGCAGAGAAGCCGCCGAATACGGACCGGATGCGAAGCGTTGGGACGAGTGAGGCCCAGATGGCTGTTGGTGACAAACGTGAAGTGAGGGTCGCCGTTGTAGGTGACGCCGCACAACTCCAACGAGAACTTCAAAAAGCCGAAGGAAGACTTGGAGGGTTCGGAGCTAACGCCAAAAAGTCAGGCGACATTCTCCGAACCGCCCTCTTCGGAGGCGCTGTCCTGTACGGCGCTCAGAAGCTCGTCAAAGCCGCCGGAGATTTGGAACAGTCCATTGGTGGAACAGCTGCTGTCTTCGAACAAGCCGCCGGACCCATCGACGACTTCGCAAAAGGAGCCGCCGACCTAGTCGGTCTATCCGAGAACGCTGCTCGAGTATTGACCTCTCGTCTCGGAGCTTCTTTGAAAGGCGCTGGGCTTTCAGCAGAAGAAGCAGCGAAGCAATCTGTCTTCCTTACGAAGACTGGCGCCGATTTGGCGGCCACTCTTGGCGGCAACACCAACGACGCTGTCTCCGCTTTAGGTTCCGCCCTTCGAGGCGAGTTCGATCCTTTGGAGCGTTTCGGTATCGCCCTGAAAGCCTCTGAGATCAGCGCCAAAGCCGTCTCCATGGGCTTGGCGGACTCTGCAACAGATGTCAGCGCCTACGCCAAAGGCCAAGCCACTTTGGCGCTTGTCACGGAACGCTCAGCGTTTGCCCAAGGACAGTTCGCGAAAGAAGCGGACACAGCCCAAGGTCAGCAGCAAAGAGCAGCAGCATCCATGGAAGACGCCTCAGCGAGACTCGGCAAATCGCTTCTCCCCGTCTACACCCAAATCCAAAAAACTGTCACCCTTGTCGCTGAAGCCTTCACCGCTCTACCTGGTCCAGTTCAAACCGGTCTGATCGGTTTGACCGGCATGGCGCTTATCGGTCCGAAACTGGTGGCGTCTTTCTCTCTAGCAACCTCAGCAGTGAAAACCGCTGGGACTGCCATTGCCGATATGGCAACGAAAGCAATCAGCACTCAGGGCGCTATTGCTTCGATGAACATTTCTACGTCTGCCGCTTCTGGTGGTGCGGCGGCTGCTGCTGGTGGAATGTCTCTTCTCGGCCCAGCCGTCTTGGCTGTAGGTGCGGCCGCTGTCGTTGGTGGCATCGCTTACAAAAACTACGCCGACGAACAAGCAGCAGTGAAGAAAGACATTGACGCCCTCATCCCCACCTTCGATGAACTCAATGGGGCAATGACGGCCAACACTCAAACAACCCTTGGCGCCATCTTGGCATCCAAAAACCAACTCGACAATTTGAACAAAGCCGGCGTCACAGTCGCCCAATTCTCCGACGTTATTGACGACAACAGAGACGCCTTAGTCAAACAGGGATACGTCGAAGACATACTCCGAGGGGCAGTTGTTAAAGGGAGCGACAAGTACAAAGAACGTATCCAAGTCATTCGCGACGCTGGCGGCACTCAAAACGAACTCATCGCCCGCCTTCTCGAAACTGACGCCGCCGACATGGGCCTCATCCAAACTCTCTACAACAGCATCGACGCCTACAACGAGCAGCAGGAAGTTATCCGGCAACTCAACATTCAAAAAGGCATTGCAGCCGGCAAATCTGAAAAGCAGGCCACAGAGGAAGCGAACCTTGCCGCCGAAATTGAAAACTCAAAAGAAAAAGTCGAAGGACTCATCAAAGCCACAAAAGACCTCAACGACACCAGAATCAGCAATGAGGAAGCAGAAATCAACAGCCGCAAAGCTGTCAAGGAATACAACGACGCTCTCGCCAGTGGTGGCTTGACAGTTGATGAGCGCCGGACAAAAGAACTTGAACTCATCAAAACTTTGGAAGACCAGGCGGAAACTTTCGCTGAATTGGTTGTGGCTCAAAAACTGGCAAAGGGTGAAAGCACCACAGCCGGAGAAGCTGCACTCATTCAATCTCGAAAACTTGGCGAACTCGCTGCCACACTCGCACCAGATAGCCCAGTCAGAAAGCATCTCCAAGGACTCGCCTACGACCTGTTAGTTGTGGCAGCTCAAGACCCGGTTGTGAAGATCCGAATTGAAACTGAAGAAGCAATCCGAAAGTTTCGAGAGTTCCTCCGAGTCATCGGCGCCAATGAAAACGCCCCCGGCTTGGCAGAGATCCTCCAATTCTCCAGCGACTACATCGAACCTAGAGCAGATGGTGGTCCTGTCGGCGCCAATATGCCATACCTGGTGGGTGAGAAAGGCCCCGAACTGTTCGTCCCCTCCGGCTATGGCCGAATCATGGACGCCTTCTCCACCAGCAAAACACTCCTCACAAATGCCGGCGGAGGCATGGGTGGAGGCGGAGGCAACGTCACCATCAACGTCTCTGTCGCACCTACCGCCGACAAAGCCGCTATCGGCCAAACCATCGTCGAAGCCATCTCCTCCTATGAGCGCCGTTCGGGTCCTGGCTGGCGATCATGACCGAACTTCTCTTCGATGGAATGGCTTTGACTGTCGAGGTTGGTTTCTCTACGACTGCCGGCGGAGGTCGAGTCCCACTCGGCTCCACACTCGCCTCCATCAACTGGACCGACATAACCGAACACGTCCGAGAAGTCTCAACCTCGCGTGGCCGCTCCTCCGAACTGGACACCTACTCGGCCGGTTCCTGCCAAGTCCTTCTCGACAACCGAACGCGACTCTTCGACCCTGAAAACAGCGCCGGCACTTTCTACGGAAACCTGACACCACTTCGTCCCATCCGGATCCGAGTGACCCCAGCCGGAGGCGTCATCCGTTCTATCTTCTTCGGATTCATTGACCAGTGGCCTCAGTCGTATTCTTTCCCGAATGAGGCGACTGTGACGGTTACCGCCACCGACGCTTTCAAAGTCCTCAACGAATTCAAACTCCAACGCCTCTTTCTGAAAACTGTTCTTGATTACGACCCCAAGGCCTACTATCGGTTAGCCGATTTCAATGGATCCCGATATGGGTTCGAAATTACCAAATGGACTCCATTTTCTGGGGAATGGAAAACGACCACAGACACGCCCTCATTTTGTGTCCCGGGAGACAGCCTCATAACAAACGATCCAGCCACATCATCCTCTTTCGATGGTCAAAAGTATTTTCAGGCCTACGATGTTTTAGGTGGAGGAACTTCGGGAATAACTTTGGCAGAAGTCTGGTGGGCTTCGTTGTGGATTCAAACAACAGAAACTAGACAAGGCCGCTACGCCATCTTTAATCACGGAAACGCTGTTCACTCCGGACATTTCGGATTGGTCGTTGACGCCAATGGAGTCGGAACCATTGAAGCAGCGCAAGCAGGAACAGGAGGCGGAGTTCTTACAGCCGTCAAAATCCCTAGCACAATCAAAGTCAACGACGGCCAACCCCACCTCGTTATTCTCGCCCACAACCCGGTCGTCGGAATCGGCTACCACATGTGGGTTGACGACCAGCGTTTTACATCTAGTGGCAGCTACTCCATCGACGTCGACCCCTTGCTGGACTTTCTAACTATTTCAAAACCAATCGCGAAAAGCAGTGTCGCCGCCAACAATTTCCCTTCGTACTTCATCGGGAACTGTCAAGACTTAGCCATCTACGACTTGGACGGAGCCGAACCCGAACAAGAAAACGGTTACAAAATCGGTATCGGAACTTATCGAACCGGGGAACGAACCGACCAGCGCATCACATACCTCGCCGACCTTGCCGACTGGATGACCGACGGCCTCGACCTCAACACCGGAGACACCACAGTCCAAGGTGTGAAAACAACCGGACAAGGACTCCTCGACGCTTTGAAGGAAGTAGAAACCGCCGAGCAAGGCCGCCTCTTCATGTCAGTCGACGGCAAAATCCGGTTCATCGACCGAAACGCTGACGGCTCCGGAAACTTCATCACCTCCCAAGCCACCTTCTCCGACAACCCTGGCGTCGGAGAAATCAAATACTCCGACATCATGTTCACCTTCGACGACCGCTACATCTTCAACGAAGTCACCGTCACCCAACCCAACGGCACCACCTACACCGAATCCGACAGCACCAGCCAAGGCAAATATTTCAAACGGACTTTCAACATTGACAACTTCATTGCCGATGATGGCTATTACACCGCCAACACTGCCATCTATCGTCTCGGCCAATACAAAGATCCGCAAATGAGAATCGACGAGCTGACAGTGAACACCCGTCGAGACGTCGCCTACCAGTCCCCATGTGTCACCCTTGACATCGGCGACCGGATCACAGTGGAACGCACCCCACAAGACGTCGGCTCCCAAATCAGCAAAACCCTCATCATCGAAGGCATCAAACACTCAATCACACGCGACAACTGGGTTGTAACATTCAACACAGATCCGACATTACAAAACGCGCCATTCGTTCTGGACTCGGCAACACTCGGAGTCCTCGACACCAACATCCTCGGCTATTAGGAGACACCCATGGGGTCCGGTTTCAAAAACTTCACAGCAACAGTCCTCACCGCCTCAGACGTCAACAACTTTCTCATGGAACAGTCTGTGATGTCGTTTGCATCGACTGGCGCCCGAGACGCTGCGATCACAGCCCCTGAGACTGGGATGGTTGCCTACGTTGGCTCGGGCGACTCGTCGGAGGGTTTGTACCATTACACATCCGGCTCCGCTTGGCGTAAAGGTCCCGGTTGGAATGCACCGTGGGGCGTCGTTGCACGAAACCAAGGAAACGGCCCCGGCACGTCTACGTCTGGCGCAACTGAAACGGCAGTGTTCACAAGTGCCTCTTTCACTGCTGTCGCCAACAGGTTCTATCGGGTCAGCATTGCTACAACGATTAGTGCTACCGCTGCCGATTCCTACACAATGCGAATTCGCCAAGACAGCACATCGGGAACTGTTTGGTGGGGTGGCAATATTACGTTCGGCACTGGTGTAGGAAAAATGAACATTCACCCGATGGGGTCTACGACACTTACCGCCGGCGCTCATACTTTCCTCCTCACCCTGACACGCACCGCAGGTGTGAGCGCACAAATCACAACCCTCGAGGCTGTCAACATGGTGGTCGAAGACATCGGCCCATCGGGCGCACCTGCGTAATGGGTTACTACCTGCTCGACAATCCACCACGCTCGCCGCAGTTCTATCCGTCGCGATCCAACACCCCGACCTATGCGATCGGTGTGCATACGAGCGAAGGTCCTACGGGACCGGGCAGCGCGCGCAACCTTGCACGTTTCATTTCGCAACGATCCGATCCGGGCAGCTATCACGCCATCGTCGACAGTGAAGAGACCGTCGTGCTTGTGCCGCCGAGCTACACCACCTTCTCTGTAGCGGCCTCCGGCTACAACTCGCGCACCTGGCACATCTGCCTCGCTGGCAAGTCCGCCGAACTCAGCCCCGACGATCCGAACACACAGGCAATGATTGCTCGAGCAGGCGAAGCCATCCGTGGGCTTTGGACTTTGCTAGGCATTCCTTTATCGAATGCCCAGTGGATCGGTGCTGACGCTCTCAACCGTCCTGGTTTATTCTGTCACGGAGACGTTCAGCCCTGGGACCGTTCCGACGCCTGGTCAACCCATCCCGACCGGCAACGCCTCGACCAGCTCCTCATCAACGCAATCACCCCGCCAACACCTATTCCCCCAACTCCACAGGACGACGATATGAAACGCTACCTACTTCGAGGCAACAAAACTGGCGAGGTTTACTTATGCGACGCCGGGCTGGGCTGGAAATGGCATATCCCAGCAGGGCAAATGTCAAATGTGGTTTGGGTGATCGCACAGGCCGGCGGCCAGTTCCTCATCCCAACAGGCTCCAACACCATCATTGTCGAAGGCCAAACCGTTTGGGTAGCCGACCAGGCGTTCGTCGACGCCGTCCCCACCATCTAACCGGCTAGGGGTGCAGATGTCATGGAATGGGAACCGATTATTGCCGCGTCAGTCACCGGACTCTTAGCGTTCGCCGGCATCATTTGGCAGTCAAGGAAAACCCGTCGAATCAACACCGACGAACACTCCGAAAACGCTGTCAAACTGGACCGCATCGAAAAGAAGGTTGACGACACGGCCGCAAGAGTTGAAACTGTTTCCGACCGGCTTGACGACCATATCGTCCTGCACCGTATGACAACCCGAAAACCATGGTGGCGGAAATGAGCTTTGCCGACGACGTCCGAGCAGAAACCCGAACCTCCGGAATTGAATGTCGACTCTGTGTCCTCCTCAAAAACATGGACACAAAAACGCGTGGCGAAGTCCAAGAAGTCCTCGAGGACCAAGCATGGAACGCCGAGGCGATCTCTAGGGCAATGAAGCGGAGAGGATGGGAGATCCGTGGCGACTCAATCCGAAAACACCGACGAAACTGCCTCGTTCGCTGACGAAGTAGCAGCAGGTTCCCGACCTCGACGAAACCATCCGCAAGGCTGGGAACCAGGGGTCGCTTGGAATGGGCGTGAAGGAACGCTGACTACTCCACCCCTCGAGGCCGACCCGACGTCTGGGGTTTGGTCTGAGCTTGTCGCCGACTGGGGTTTAGATCCGCTCACTACTGAAGTGGTCGAAGGGTCTGTCCAAGTTCGAGCATGGGACACTCATGACGGCCGCCGGTTGAGGTATTACCGGGCGACATTGCGCGCGCGTGAACTTGACTATGACCGCCCAGATGTGGACGCCCTCTGCCGGTTAGTGGAGAAGAGGCGCCCTGTGAAGCCCCTGAAAGGCCCTGAGAGGCCCGATCGGGCGTTGGTGGTCCTCATAGCGGACTGGCAGTTAGGAAAGGCAGGGGAGCCAAATGGCGGCACTCCTGAAACCGTGGAAAGAATCTGTCGCACCCTCGACTATCTGCCAGCCCGAATCAAAGAACTCAAAAAGGCAGGCCGACCCGTCGACACTGTCTACCTAGTCGGCCTCGGCGATCTAGTGGAACAATGCACCGGCCACTATCCAGGGCAAACCTTCAACGTCGACTTGGACAGGCGTGAACAAATGCGCCTCGCCCGCCGGCTCATCCTCCGAGCCGTCGACAATGTCCTCGGCCTTACCCCTCGAGTAGTTCTAGCTGCTGTCCCTGGCAACCATGGCGAAAACCGGCTGAACGGAAAATCCTTCACCAGAACCACTGACAACGACGACCTCGCAGTCGTAGAACAGGTAGCCGAAATCCTCGCCGCTAATGAGGAACGGTACGGCAGCTGCACCACCGTCCTCGCGTCCGGCAACAACCTTGTCCTCAACATCGCCGGAATCCCCGTTGCTTTCGCCCACGGCCACAAAGCAGGCGCATCCGGCCACCCCGCTGCCAAACTAGAAAACTGGTGGAAAGGACAAGTCATGGGACGCCAACCAATCGCCGACGCCGACATCCTCATCACCGGCCACTACCACCACTTCATCTGTTCGGAAACATCCGGCCGGACCTTCATGCAAGCACCCGCCATGGATGGAGGCTCCTCCTGGTGGACTGACATGAGCGGCCAAAACTCACCCGCTGGACTCCTCACCCTCGGCATCGGGACCGGCTACGGCCCTCGAGGCTGGGGTGACCTACACATCCACTCCGCATAAGGAACCCGACATGGAAGAAGAACCCGAAGTCGACGAATACTTCGACGCCGCCTGGCCCTCCATCCTCCTCGACGGCTTCGCCCTCGTCCATGGCGACCGTGGCCGAGCCTACGGCCCACCCTGGGAGGATTACCAAAGGGTCACCAACCTCTTCAACTCTTTATGGGGTGACGACGTCCTCGACGTCAACGCCGGAATCCTCTACATGATCTGTATGAAGCTCGGAAGGATTGCCAGGGGCCTCGAGGAAGGCTTCAACGCTGAACAGTTGAAAGACTCCATCACCGACGCCGCCGGCTATTTGGACTGTCTCTATGGATCACTTCTCAACCCTGCCCCCAGCGTTCCCTCTTTCGACATCGACGAGGATGAGGAAGAATGGGTGGACGAGGAGGAAGAATGACCATCACCATTGAACCTGATTTGATCCCTCTGACCGAACCCGACGAAGAGGTCGAATACGATCCCGAAGAACACGAATACCCTGACACTCAGGACTATCCCACTCCAGATTGGAAACCGTAATGTTTGACAAATTCTTCCTCCGCCAACTCGCCGAACGAGCCATCAAAACCTTCGCCCAAACCTTCGTCGCCCTCGCAGGCGCCTCCCAAATGGACTGGCTGAACCTTGACTGGCAGCACCTCGCAGCCACCTCCCTCATCGCTGCCGGCCTCTCTGTTCTGACGTCGATTGCCTCAGACAAGGTCGGCCCCATCGACTCCCCTTCGATGGTCCCTACCTTCAAGACGTTTCCGTAGATCCCCGATTCGACGACGACATCTCCCTCCCCTGGGTGTCGACTGGATCCTCGAGGCGAACCGCCACGCACTCTGAGAACCACAACCGAATCGGACGCCGGAAACCCCAGCCATCAGCCTTCCCCCAGGCTCCGTGGCTGGGGTTTCTGACGTCTCCGAAAAAGATCCTTGACATTCCTTTAAACGTCCTTTAAAACTTCCCATGTGGAGCAGCCGCCCCACACACAAGAAAATCCAACAGACAAGGAACCCCGACATGTCAGCAATCAAGCAACTCGACACCAACCTCCGAGAACTCATCTACGCCGAAGACAAAGTCGAAGAAATCGCCAACATCATCGGCAACGTCGACCACATCCACGACGAACACGAACCAGTCGACCAGCTCGAAGACGACTACATCACCGCACTCGTCAAAGCCGAAATTCTCGCCGAAAACATTGTCAACACCATTCACCCAGAAGACTTCGACAACGACGACAACTTCTGGCACGCCGTCATCAACGTCCGCCTCTACATCCAAGACACCGACGTAAACGAACTCTCCATCGAAGACCTCGAGAACGTCATCGCCAAAGGATTCAAGCCGTGTGGACTCTGATCTGTCTCACCCCGGCAGCTCTCCTCTTCGCCCACCAAGTCAAGAAGGCGCGCGCTGTACCCAAGCAGACAGCACCGACCATGGCGGATATTCCAGTCATCGTCCTCGTCGGCAACGACCTCGAGGTCGACCTGTGACCGAACCAAACGTCATACGCTGCCTCCAATGCAAACAGTCTTTCGACCGCACCACCAAAGGCGCCCAGGAATATCTTGACCACCGGCAAACCTGCCCTAACAGTTACACCGGCTACGCCAGCAACCACCCGACAAACCACACCCCGAAAGGTGCAGCATGAAACAGCTAGGACAGTTCCTCGCCGGCCTCACCGCCTTCGCCCTCCTCCCAGCGTTCGTCGAGAACATCGCCCAACACGACGCCCTCGGACCAATCATCGGCCTCACCCTCCTCCTCACTGTGGTAGCTGCTGGGATCTTCGCCTGGCCGGTAAAGACGCCACGATGAAATCCGACTGGCTTGCACTCGCAACAATCTTCTTCCTCGTCGCCGTGACCATGCTTTGGATTTGGCTGATTACGCTAGGGATATTGTGAGCAACCCAAACAAAGACAAAGGCTCAGCAGCCGAACGAGCAGTCACCGACTATCTCAACGTCCGAGGCGTCCAAGCCGAACGTGTACCAGCCGGAGCCACTCTCGACCGTGGCGACATTTGGGTCCCCGACAAAAACTGGCCGGCCATCCAAGTCAAAAACCATGCTCGCCTCGACCTCTCCGGCTGGGTCGACGACGTCGCCATCCAAGCCCGAAACGCCGGCCGAGAAACCGGAATCGTCATCCACAAACGACGAGGCAAAGGCAACCCCGCCTCCTGGTATGTCACCTGCACCCTCGACACCCTCATCACACTCATCGAAGGAGCCAAACGATGACCGACACAAACGTCATCATGTTCTGTCAGCAGCTCACGTCACTCATCGAAACCGACCAACTCGACCTCGAGCTGGTCCTCGACGCTGCTGACATCATCGCCCAGCAGCTTGAAAAGATCCGGGAACTTGAAGCACGAATCGCCAATCTGAAAGCCGAAAACGCCACCCTGAAACAGTACGGCTTCTACGAGTGACAACAGTGGACAACCATGCCGACGCTTGGACAGAACAAGCAGCGTGCAAAGGCAAAACCAACCTGTTCTTCGTCAACCGTGGCGACACAACCTCTATGAAACTCGCCAAAGCAATCTGTCAAAGCTGCCCAGTCATCGTCGAATGTCGTGACTACGTCACCTACAACCCGGAACGGTTCGGAATATGGGCTGGCATGAACGAAAAAGACCGACGTGCCTACCGCCTCGAGAACGGCATCAAACTCCCAGCCGCTCAGCATGGAACCCGCACCCGATACGCCTCCGGCTGTCGATGCCTCGACTGTCGCAGCTGCAACTCGAGGTTCCGAGCCGAATGGAACAAACGGTGACTGTCACAGGCTTCGGCGATTCTGAAACCACTTCCAACTATTCCAACCGTTCACCAGCTGCCACATCCCGAACATGAACAGGAACCCTGGCTGATTCGTTTGGATCGCATACAAAGCCCACGGCCACGAATGCAACATCACCACTAGCCATCCCCACCATCGGCCCCGACCGGCCTGCCACATACCAAACACACCTACCGCTTCAAACAAAGACAACACAATCGGCCACATAGCCGCCTCCCGACAGGAACCCAAAATGACAACGCTAAACCCTGAAGCCCTCACCAACCTCAACCAGCCCCAACAAGAAACCCGACGGGACCGATGGGGCCGCTACCAAGTCCTCCCACCTCGAGGAGACAAACTCGTCGGCTATACCAGGGCGACGACGATTTCCAAGATTCTGGATGACTCCTCAAGCCTGATGGCATGGAACTCCCGAATGACCGCCATTGGACTTGGCCTCCGACCTGACCTAGTTGCCCTCGTCGCCACCACACCACAAGACGACAAAAAGACTTTGGACTCTTTGGTGAAGCGCGCGTCGGAGGCTGGAGGAGCCACAGTCCGCCGGGATCTTGGCACCGCTGTCCACGGCCTACTCGAACGCCGACTCAAAGACCCAAGCTTCGTCGCCCCTGACCCATATCAGGCAGACATTGAAGCGGTCCTGTCGGCACTGGCCGACGCTGGACTGTCCTTCGTCGAAGGCATGACGGAACGAATTGTGGTCAACGATGAAATCGAAGTGGCCGGAACCTTCGACCTCCTCCTCACCGATGGCGAAGAAAACTTCATCGCCGACTTGAAAACCGGTAGCTCAGTCAAATACGGAGGCTTAGGTTTCGCCATTCAACTCTCCATCTACGCCAACGCCTCCAACCTTTACACCCAAGGCCCAGCGAAAGACGGCTCCGAAGACGTACGCGACCCAATGCCAGAGGTTTCCAAATCGGCTGGCATTGTCATTCACTGTCAGCCAGGCTCCGGCCTCGCCGAACTCCACTGGCTGGATCTAGAAGCCGGCACAGAAGCACTGCACACAGCCCTCGAGGTTCGCCGCCTCCGCAAACTCACACCCATCCACCCATTCACCCCGCAACAGGCCACAGCAGCTCTCTACGGCCGTCAGAGGCCGGGACAAGTGACCTATGTGGACGAAGCATGGCGGAAAGCAACAAAAGATCGGATTTCTGCCATTGTCGTCGACGGCCACGCCCAACAACTCGCCGAGGCTTGGCCCGACGACCATCCAACCCTGAAATCTGGTGACCCCATCACCATCGACCAGGGCGACGGTATCTCACGCGTCCTCGACGTACTCGAAAAAGAACTCGGCCTCCCCTTCGCATCACTCCCCGACCTCAACCCGCCACCAGAACCACCGAAAAAGTCGACGAGACGTCGGGCAGTCAACGACGGCCTCGACACCCTCATCCACACCGACATCATCAACCGACTCAACGATGAGGCAACGCAACTCCCCGAAGCGTCCCTCGAGTGGGTCAAAAAGATTCTCGACGACGCCAAAACCTGTGGCCGAACCCTCGCACTCTCACCCCCACAAGGCATCCCAGCGGAACGCCGCTACCTGATCTGCCAAGCCATCATCGCCCTAGCTGTTCATCGCGATGACGAGCTGGCTTGGACGGTGCTAGACAATGCGACCGCCCAGAAAGTCCCTCACCATTCTCTCGGAGACGCCTTCGGCACTCTCCGAAAGACCGAAGCCAAAGCGGCTCTCGGAATCGTCCAAGCCATCAACAACCTCGACCTGATCCCCATGTGGGACGAGAACGGTTGTCGACTGGAAGGCGACATTGTGACAGCCATAAAACATGGCTCCCCGACAGACAAGGAAACCCAACAGTGACATTTGACAACAGTGCAGCAGAAGCCCTCACCCGCAAAGGTGGCGGCAACATCGCCAAGTTTCCCAACATTGGCGACATGGTGAAAATCAAAATCACCGGTTTGGAAGAACGGCAGCAAACCGACTTCATCACCGGAGAACCCATCACCTGGGCAGACGGCAAACCGAAAATGCAGTTTGTCTTCACCGGCATCGACCAGGACACCCAAGAGGAGACGCGTATCTTCGCCAAAGGGTTCATGCTCAGCGCCATCAAAGACGCTTTGACGAAGGCCGACTGCAACCTCGAGGCCGGCGGAATCTTGGCCGTCAAATATCAGGAAGACGAACCACCCACCAAGGTTGGTTTGAATCCTGCGAAAAAGTATGTCGCCCAATACCAGCCACCCAAGCCGGCCAGCATTTCCGCCGATGACTTGATGTGATGGCAAAGCGACTCATTGGGGCGCAACTCGACCAGCAGCTCATCGACCAAATCGACGAAGCTGCCAAACGTCTTGGAGTGAACCGATCCACCTTCATCCGTAGGGCACTCGACGCCTATTTGGCAGACACCCAGCCGAGCGCCTAACCAGTAGCAGCCCCACCACAAACCCGACCTGTGGTGGGGCTGCTTCACCAACCCGAAAGACCTGTCATGGACAAAGAACACATCCTCATCCGCACCGACCACCACCGGCAGCTCTTCCTCATCGAAGCCGTCATGGGCGCCGACCGAATCACCCTGGCGACATCACACAACCACGCCGACGCCTTCCAGATCGCCCAGAAACTCGCAGCATGGACCAGACGGGACCCCGACAACATTCCGTTCCCCATCTATGACCGCTCCCGAAGCCTGACGTGAACTCGGCAAACAAACATCGGGACTGGCGCTGCCCAAAATGCGCCAACGAATACTCGACCCCACAACCAGTGTTGGCAGTGCTTTGTCGCAGCTGCACAAGAAAGACTCGAGGAAACCCGCAATGGATGAAACCGAACAGCATTGGAAAGAAACAGCCGCCGGCTGCCTCGCCATAATCCTCCTCCTGGCAGCAGCCGTCATCTTCTCCCGATGCACCCAATCAGCCGTCGCACAAGAAACACAACCACCACCGGAACCTGTTGTGGTTCTTGGCTATGACTTCCACACAAACGCCGGCCAAGCACTCGCCCAGCTTGAAGTGTTCCTACATTCCGTAACAACCACGACCAGCGCGATTGTTCCGAAACAACCTCAAACTGTCAGCAAAAACGCCCTAGGACCGGAATATCGGAACGATCATTCAGACAGATGGGATCGTTTGGCTCAATGCGAATCAGGCGGCAACTGGGCAGCGAACACCGGCAACGGATTCGGAGGCGGCCTCCAATTCATGCACCAACGCTCCTACTCCACCTGGCTGTCCTTCGGTGGAGGCGACTACGCCCCCCACCCATGGGACGCCTCGAGAGAACAGCAAATCGACATTGCCGAGAAAGTCTTGGCCTCATCCGGCTACAAAGCGTGGCCGGGATGTAGCAGAAAGTTTGGATGGATCTAATGGGAGAAATACTCGACGCCTTCACAAAAGCATTCGACACCGACCGGCCCGACATCCTCGACCGGCTCCGCCACGCCCAACCACTCGCAAAAGGCCCCTACCGTCGACTCGTCAACGACTCCATCACCGAAATCGAACGGTTGCGCGCGCAACTCACCCAACAAGGAAACCCTGTGAACCACAACCCCGACATCCCCGAAACCTTCATCGCCACCACCAACATCGGCCTTGTCCGCACCGCCGGCAACAACCTCGAGCGTGAGCTGATGAAACTGCACCGACACAACCACGGCCCCGAATGCTCCACCTGCCAAGCACTCCTCACCTGGTGGACGATCAACGGCCGATGAAACACGGAACCACCTACGCCTACAGCGAATTTGGCTGTCGATGCGAACCCTGCCGCCAAGCAGTCAAAACATACCGGCGCGCGCTGAAAGACCGAAACGGCCAGCCACTCAACAACGGCCACTACTGGCCGCTCCAACCACTGTTCGAAGCGGCAGGAACCACAGAGTTTGTAGAACTGTCTGTCCGAACCGGCATCCCTGTCCGAACTCTGCACCGATCCACCGATCGTGGACTCACAGACCACACAGCCGACCGAGCAGCGTGCGCGCTCGGCTTGCACCCATACACCATCTGGCCGCAATGGTTCGACCCATACCTCAAAGGAGCAGCATGACCAGTTGGCAAGATTTGAACGACTCCTTGAACCCAACCCATGCAAGGAAACGCCGCCGACTCGAGAGAACAACGCAACTCATCCAACAACATCAGCCACCAATAGTTTCTACAAATCCATTTCAAACTCAGTGTGCCGAGTGTGGCGCTTCTAAATGGGCGCTCTTTTCTCTGTTGTTAGAAAATGCCCTCCGACAAGTTCAGGCCTTCTGTACCGAGTGTGGCCACAAAGACACCAAAGCGCTCCCACATCGTTTCATTGACCCAGACACCTGCCCTATTTACAACGACAAACGAAAAGGCTTCTGTATGCGTTGCGGAAAATTTGGCACAGAAGCTCATCACTACGCTCCAAATCATCTTTTCTCAGATTCTGACGAATGGGGAACTGTCCGGCTCTGTGTAGAACATCACAGAGAATGGCACCGAATCGTCACTCCCAACATGAGTCACACCAGAAGAAAGGCTTGACCGATGACCCCAGACGAAATACTCCAAGCACTCAAAAACCAAAGGTTCTGGCCCAACCCTGACACCCTCGACGAAGACCTCCACCACGCCATCGCCCTCATCCAGCACCTCTGTGAAACCAACGCCAAATATGTCGCCAACATGATGGAATTCACAGCAGCTGTCGAAGACCTCAACGAAGAAATCCAAAAACTGATATGACCGACACGCTCCCGACAGCACTCGAGTACGCCGCCAAAGGCTGGCGAATCGTCCCCATTCGACCAGGGGAGAAACGGCCGGCGCTTACCAACTGGCAGAACATTGCCAGCAACGATCCCGACCTCATCACCGAATGGTTCACCGGCCCCTATGCAGACCATGGAATCGGTATCGCCACCGGCCCCGAAACAGGCATCTTCGTCCTCGACGTCGACATCACCGACACCAAAGCAGGCGACGAAACCCTCGCCGACCTGGAGCAACAGTACGGACGGCTCCCCGAGACACTCATGTCCATCACCGGCTCCGGAGGCTGGCACCTCCTATTTACCTACCCACCACATTTGGAGATTCGAAACGATGCTGGCAGGCGACTCGGCCCAGGCTTAGACATTCGAGGCATAGGCGGACAAATCGTCGCACCACCCACCATCCACCCCAACGGCAACGCCTACCAATGGGATCAAGGCTGCCAAACCATCTCAGACGCCCCCGAATGGCTTCTACAGCTCCTCACAACACCAGAACCCACACAACCCCCACCCAACCTGTCGAAGCCGTCAGACACAGACTCCATCGCCGCCAGATACAACCAACAAACCACCTGGCCTCAACTCCTCCAACAAGACGGCTGGACCCTCGCCGCCACACTCCCAACCGGAGAAACCCAATGGACCCGACCAGGCAAAGACATCCGAGAAGGAATCTCCGCCACAGTCGGCCATGAAGGCAGAGACATCCTCACCACCTTCACCAGCTCCATCCCCTGGCTACCCGAAGACTCCTACTCCCGCTTCGGGTATTACGCCTGTCGCCACCACAACGGCAACCGCTCAGCAGCAGCCAGCCACCTTCACACACAAGAAACCCAAACCCTCGACAACTACTTCACAAACCAACTCATCACCCCAACCGAACCAACCATCGAACACCTCGAGAACCGTATCGAACTCGCCCACATCGTCGACTGGACCAAACTTTGGACAGACGACCGACCAGACGAAGAATGGCTAGCCGAACCCATCATCCCCAAAGGACGTGCCATCGCCCTCTACGCCCCAGCCAAAGCAGGCAAATCCACCATCGTCCTAGCCATCGTCGCAGCAGTCGCCACCGGATCCAGAATCCTCGGACAAACCCGAGCCACCCCAACCAACGTCCTCTACCTCGACTACGAAATGACAGAAGACGACCTCATCGAACGCCTCACAGAACTCGGCTACGGACCCCAAGACAACCTCGAAAAACTCCACTACGCCCTCCTCCCATCACTCCCACCACTCGACACCATTCCAGGAGCCAGCGCCCTCCTCGAACTTGTTGACCGCACCCAAGCCGAACTCGTAGTCGTCGACACCTTCGGACGAGCAGTCGAAGGCGACGAAGACCGAGCCGACACAGTCCGAGCCTTCTACCGACACACCGGACTCTCCCTCAAAGCCCGAGGCGTCGCAGTCCTACGCACCGACCACTCCGGCAAATCCGTCGAGAAAGGAATGCGAGGCAGCAGCGCCAAAGCCGACGACGTCGACATCGTCTGGCAGCTCTCACGAACCAACACAAACAAAGGCGACGGAGTACGCCTCAACCGCACCCACTCACGCCTCTCCTGGGTCCCCCAAGACATACGAATCAGCCGCATCGAAACCGACCACGGCCACGACTACATCATCGACGCCCAAGACCAAGCATGGCCTGACGGCACACGCCAAGACGCCGACCTCCTCGAAACCCTCAACCTCCCCGACAAGGTCGGCTTCAACGCCGTCAAAACCGCAGTCCGAGAAGCAGGCCACAAGATGAGAGACAGCCGCATCCGAACCGCTTTGAAGTTCCGCAAACAAGCAGCAGCCAGCCAAGAACACATGAGACTCACCGCCGGCATCACCGACAATTCACAAGCACACAAGCGCGTCGGACGCGCTGCAAATGAACGGGACGCGCTCGACGGGACGCGACAGCGGGACGCGCTAGGTGAAAAGTGGGACGCGCCGGACGCGCTAACAAAACCCCACGTCACAGCCCCACAAAATCGGGACGCGCAAGACACCCAACGGGACGCGGTAGCAGCGAGCCAAACGGGACGCGTCCCCCCCTATAGGGGGACGCGCTCCCAGGCCACCCCAGAAACAACACAAACACCACCCATCTTCTAAACCCCAAGGACCACAACATGGCAGCTCGACGATGCGAAAAATGTGGGGGATGGGTAACCCCACCCACCCCATGCCAACCATGCCGGCAGGCATATGAACGGGGGCGCTCGAGGGGCAGGGGTAGGAGGGAGGAGTACGCCGGCAACTGGCGCTATAACTCCCAACAACTCCGCCTCGAGTGGATCATCCTTCACGGCTTCAACTGTCCAGGCTGGACAATGCCCAACCATCCAGGCCGACCGGCCCACCCCGCCTACGACCTCGTCGTCGACCACGACCTTGGAGTGATCTGTCGACAATGCAACAGCCACAAGGCCGCCACCTATGACAGGGAGAGGAGGCGCACCCCACCACCAGCCAGCAGCACCT